GCAGAAGTAATCTCTTACATCTGATACCGTATATGGTTTAATCAAGGTTTTGCACCGCAGCTGGGTTTTTAGGTTTGTTTAGATAATCTAGTGAATCATCTTGACCTTCCATCTTACCACGAATATATGAGACAGCAAAAGATGCATAGTTAATAAGATCTTTGTATGTGTCTTCTAGTGATTCGAAGTTATTGGCTTGGCCGGATTCTAATAGAGATTGAGCACGAAGCATTTTGCCGTGCATAGTATCATGGATAGAGTCAACACCACGACGGTAATGCATTGCTTGCTTTACTTGTGAGTTAACGTTTTGATAGTCTTCTGACTTTTTAGATTGAAGCTCTGCACATTCTTGCAGAACTAATATAGATTCTTTTTGCATATTACTCCTCAGTTTAGTTATATTATATCATAGTTATAGCGAAAGTACATACTCTGTACCATTAAAATTATACTCATTTAAGAAGGTATAATCGCCAGTTGTAGGTGAATAAAGATATACTATAACAATATTAGCTACATGATATCCCCATTCTACTTTACGAACTAATAGATCACCTAACATAAACTTTACGTTATGTGCACCACGTGTAACCTTTACTTCGATCTCACGACCTTCAAGATCAAACACATCCATAAATCCATTAGGATTATCTGTGTATCCGCACTTATCTATTAGATACAATTCTGCACATTGACCCATCATACAGTCTTCTAATATTCTTTCAGGTGTTCTATTGTTAGGATTCCAAGTAATCTTTTCAGACTCTTTGAATGCCCTATCGTATAAACGTTTAGGATCTATATCTTTTTGGTTAAACGTTTCCGTAAACAAATTCAATTGCACGGTCTGCCTCCTTGTCGAATGGTCTTGATTTGTACCAGTTTCCGTTTTCAAAGTCTATCTCCTTACATAATATAGTGATCTCAGCAGCGGTGATTGGATACTTCTTACGTATCGCATTACCCGCTATAGAAACCATAATGCCATACATCTTTGTATACCATCCAGTATCGGTTATCAAGTTATACTCTTTAACCATTTTCTTATTAACAAATGGACAATCTTTATAATTGTTCCATGTGATAGTTGTGTTTGTCATTTCATTCTTACGATGAGCAAGCATTGCCTTTTGTATTGATGGTGGCAAGTTATCTAATAATGTAGTTGTATACTTCTCAACATAGTTATGCTTTGCCATTATATCATACGGATTCATATCTGTACCAGTAAAACAATTAAATATAAAATTGTTTGCACCTTCATATTGACCAGGGACATAATACATACGTGATAGATCTTTTGTTTGAGGATCACCAATATCACCTAACTCTTTATTCAATGCAAACCAAAAGTGTTTAATCTTATCCTTTGGTACATCATTAGAGAGTGGAAATACTATTCTAAACTTAGGATGTTCTTTAGTAGATGAAGCGGTAGAGTAGACAATATAATTGAATAAGCCATATTTATTCTGTAGTTCTTTCTCAAGATCTCCTTCAAATATATGTTCATCTACATCTACCGCACACCAACCTGCCCAACCTTTTACATTATCATTCGCACGAGTTGTGTCTGGCTTGTACGTAGCTGGAGAAATCAATGGTGCAGACTTCTTATCTTTACGTTTGCTACGAGATAACTCAAATAACAATTGCTCAAACTGTGCATATGACGTGAAGTCCATACGCTTGTGAGTCTTGTTATCAAATACGCTTTTAAATAATGTAAGGGAATAGTTCATAATTTTTCTATGTTACCTACTTTCCATTGTTGAAATAGCTTACTAAATTTAGTATGCTCGTTAACCGTGATTTTATCTAAGTCTTTACCTTTGTAAATGAGTAACCATTTACGGTAATCAATATCAGACTTTTTTATTTCCCTCTTTGCCATATAATTTTATATACTCCGAATCTTTAGTGAAATCTATCTTAGTACCATCTTGGTATTCAGTAGGGTGTGGAATCTTATCATAGTGTAAACCATCATTACCGTTTTGGCCGATAGCATCCATACGTTCATCAGATGACCAATTAGAATTAACTTCACTTGGATCTACATCTAATCCTTCTATCTTGCAATTCTCCATTCTATTAAAGATTGCATCATCAAAACTATCTGGTATAACACCATGGTTACCAGCATGTGATGGAGCTGTCCATCCTTCTGGTTTAAATAAGTCTGGCAAACCTAATGGATTTGGTCTTGATTCTTTTACACCAACTTCCTTTGCCATATTTGCAGCGAGCACAGCATCCCATGCATCAACTGAATTAATACCTAATGCATCTAGTGTACCTATTGCTACAACACATAGATCAATAAGACCATCTACGATCTCTTCAGCATCTTCCGTAAGCATAGCTTCACGTGTTTCATCATACTCTTCCTTGATGAAGTTTAATCTAAACTCAATGAACTTCTTTAATTCATATGGACTTGCTGTCTTTATCCAATCATGCACGCCATATTTCTCATGCATGATATTAATATCACTTACCCAATTTGCACTCATACGTCTCCTTTATTAACTTGTAATACTATTATATCACACATTTGCTTAATGTACATACCTAAACAAAAAATGATTCAAGGGTTATACTCTTCTCACTTTTCCATCCAACCGCATCTAATACAGGTTCAATGGCACCTAAGAATGTCTTCTCGAATTGCAGATTATAGTCTACGTATTTCTCAAGCTTGAATTGCCTTGGAAGATAATCAACAAACGCAATAACATTCTCTTTGATAGGGTTTGGCTTGACAAGGTATGTGAACTTGACCTTGTCACCACTGGTGATCTTTTGTATAGATCTACCAAGCTTTTCTTTTGTAACTAAATTGTTATGGAGGATTGCTCCACGAATATGGATAGGTGTGCCTTTCTTGTATACAGTTTGTTTGTCAGTCCACTTACCGATGTTATTCACACCACGAGGAAAGCTAACCTCTTCAGGTGATGCCTGTTTAAAGGCAAGCCTGAAGTTTGCTATGTCATCTTGCACAGTCTCTTCATCCGTGTCTATGATCCTCTTGAATATATCTTTGAGTGCTTGTCTACATATGGCCGGGGTAGATGATTTGATTGCTTCAATACCCATGATCTTTAATTTAGGCTGAGCATATCGTACACCTTCATTGTCATGTACATTTAATATGTATCTCTTCTTGGCAGTCCATATGCCACGAGAAGCAATTACCTCACGACCCATGACCATCTTGTTCTCAATACCACCGAGGGTAGTATATAATTCATCATAGCATTTAGTAAGTGCACCTTCAAGTGCAGTCGAACACATCTTGTCAAGGAAGTCAATAGGGTTATTAGGGCCGAGTCTTTTAACAAATTCATTAAGGGTAACATAGACCGAGTCAGTATCAATGGCAACTACATAATCTTTCTTTGTGCCTAATGCTTTGTTTAAGTAATCATTAAGGTTATTCTCTGCCCAACGAATGGTTGCTTGACCAGTTAATGTAATACCTTCGGCAATACGCATGTCAAAGTATCTAAACCATTTATTACCCATTGCACCATACAAAGAATTCAATAGGATCTTTAATGCCATCTGCTGATTCTTGGCAATAGCAATACGTTTCTCTAAGCCATACACCTCTGACTTAGTGGCGGTAAGCTCAAGCTCTTGCTCAGCTTTAAGTTGTGCTTGCTTGAATTTGACACGGTCATCATAGATCTCTTGAATGATTGATGGTAATATACCAAGCTTCTTTGTACTGAACCTTGTGCCGCCTACAGCTAAGGCCGTATTAGGTGTGGTGTTCTTTACTTGTTTGGCTAGTACAGTTTCAACAGTAACATTAAGCTCATCATCATTAAGGATAGTCTCGGGAGACATATTGTATTGCATAATGATTGATGGATACAGAGAGTTGAGGTCGAACGAACATACCCAGTCATGCATACCTACTTGAGGTTCTTTAACATAACCGCCAGGATATGCACCTTTAAATGATTCAGTGTTTTGTGGTACAGCAATACGTTTAGAATGTAAGTCTCTATAGATCAGTGAATCCCATATGGCAACAGTACCGAGTACTTGCTCATAGTTAACACCACCTTTATATGCCATGGTTAGACATAGACTAATAAGACCAAGCTTGTCTTCCATACGGTCGATTAGCTCTACGTCTTTTATATTATAATCAATAAACTTTTGATAGTCATTTGCATGCAATTCATTAAGGTCAGAAGCTTCACCGAAGTCAAGCTTCCTCTCTCCTAAAACAACACTTGCTATATGATCCAACTTGTATGATTCTTGTGGACCATATGAATAACCGAACTTCTTAAAGATGGCCATGTAATCTAAGATGGCAACACCTTTGATTTCATATTTGATTGTAGATTGACCGAAGCCTGTATGTGTCTCACGCTCATCAATCATCTTCCATGGAGACAAACGCTTCATGGTTTGCTCGCCATTGATCTTACGTATACGATTGACTAGGTAAGGTATATCAAAGAACTCACAGTTCCAGCCTGTAACAACATCAGGTGATGTGGCACTCCAGTGATAAACAAATTTGTGTAAGAGTTCTCTCTCGTCTGCACACTTGACATAAACTACTTGATGGGTTTGCAACAATGCTTTGTCTACATCATACTCACCACAACCGAATGTGTAATAGGTATCATCAATATTATTCTTCATGGTGATTGCTGTTACTTCCTGATCAGCCAGAGCAGGCTCAGGGAAACCATCACCGAACTTTGTTTCAATATCGATTGAGGTAACATTAATTACATTACGATCCCACTTGATTTCACCAGGGAACTCTTCATTAAGATACTGTACAACATAATTATTATTGCCATACACTTTAAAGTTTGGCACATCGGAATACGACTTGATAAAGTCAGTAGCTTCATTCATTGAACCGAATTGAATAGGCTCAACTGAATTACCGTCTAAGGCATTCCAGTCATGTTTGTTATTACCTTTGTTGGTAACGAATAAGGTTGGACGGAAGGGAACGGTGAATGAGACTTTCTTCCCATCTTCGTAACCCATGTATTTTATTACCTTGCCGTGGCGGAAGGCGCTTGTATAGAAAGAATTTGTCATGATACTATTATAACACGAAAAACGTTATTGTACATACCTTTAATCAAATATTACCATACCCAACTTACAAAAGAATATCTTAATCCGCTAGTAACTTCGGTCACTCTATGTGGAAATAAGAAGTTGCTAGGGAAGTATAAGACTTCACCTTTGCCTACATAATAATCAACCTCGTCAAAGAATCTTAAATAGCCACCTTCGTGCTTACCATCCAGACTACCTACTATTGAAACTGTAGGGATGCCTTTTCTTTTACCATCAAACACATATCTTACATGATCACAATGTTCCATCATGTCATGAGTCTGACTGTACTTCATAAATTTAGGATCAGTAAAGTCCCTATAGTAATCATACCAAGGTAAGTCTTTTAAATGTTCATGAACATAATGATCTAATCCAGTCTTTACACAAGCACGAACTTTGTCTAACGTTGGCCTATCATTCATATGAGTTAGGCCATAGTTTCTGTCTTGCTCTGGAATATTAGGATCACCCATGAACTGTTCCCAATCAATACTCAATGTTGATCCAGCTATACCGTCTTGTTTCCTTGGTTGATCTGGATAAGCATTGATTACATCTTTTGGGAATGGTAGCCAAGTGTTCTGGAGGTTAAGCCGATCTATAGCTTCATCACACAGTTCATCATCTATCCACTTTGCTTTGTGAATATAGTGTCCAATATCTAAATTCATTAGACTACAATTTGTGGCTTTTCTGCACCTACTATATCTGAACTATGCATGCGTACATGCTCTAGAGCTAATTCTTGTGTTGGAGTAAGATCAAACATGATATGATCTTTCTTAATAACTAACTGGTCTATTTCACAGTATGGCATATACGGCATAAATCCTAATCTTTCTTTTGTAGGAACTAAAGCAATAACCTTCTCTACTGTGATTGTTAAACCTGATTCGTTTGTTTTGTTACATAATATTTCTTCGCCCGACGTAAGTCGAATTAATCTAATTGTCTTCATCTATGTTCCCTTGGTTGTTTGCTAATATAATCTTTGACTGCTGATTTGATTGCATCTTCTGCTAGTACACTACAGTGTATCTTAACTGGTGGCAGATTAAGTTCTTCAACAATTTCAGTATTTTTAATTTCTTGAATTGCTTTCACTGTCTTACCCTTTACCCATTCAGTTAATAATGAACTAGAAGCGATTGCTGATCCACAGCCATATGTTTTAAAAACGGCATTCGTACATACACCTTCTTCGATCTTTATTTGAAGACGCATTACGTCACCGCAAGCAGGAGCGCCTACCATACCAGTTCCCACCATTGGATCCTTGGGATCCATCTTACCCACATTGCGTGGATTATTGTAGTGATCTAAAACTTTCTCTGAATATGCCATAACGCTCCTTAGTTTTTAACCCAACAGCAATTGTGCTGCTTTATTGAGTTTACCTAACTTAATGATTTGAGGCTTATCTTCTTCTGGAATATTATTTTCCAGGGCAATGACAAGCATACCATCTACGATATCTGCACCAATAACTTGTACGGTGTCAGCTATAGTAAATTTTCTTTCAAATCCCCTTGTTGAGATTCCGCGATGTGCGTAGTCTCTATCTGCACTACTACTAGGCCTGTTGCCTGTGATAGTTAAAACTCCTTTCTCAAGAGTTAGGTCAACGTCATCTTTACCAAATCCTGCAACAGCGATCTCGATTAAAAAATGACCATCTTCTTTTCGAATAACATTATACGGTGGATACCCAGTACTACGTGCTTCGGTAGTTCCGTTGAATGGTACGGTTGATAGTGTTTC